AGTGCGAACATTGCGGAGACACATGGACATCAGATAGCGGAGATTAAATATTATGACTAACGGGAGTTGATACTTATAAATTGAGGGGTAGTTAAAAAATACAAACAAGTAAAACAAAATAATTAAGAACATGAATAAAGATCTACAGACAGCGTTCAGCTATGTATTAGCTTCAAGAAAGTATGGGAATGTTTATATTAAAAAAGACGATCACGTATTATTTACTCGCTACATTGTAGAGCTTCTATATGTTGGTGGGGTAGGTGCTGTGGTGGCTTCAACAAAGCCCTTTGGTAGAAGTAAGACAAAGAGCAAATGCTATCTACATTGGGAGGATCATCCGCACAAGCCTGAAAGAAACGGTAAACCTGTTAGCTCGTTGCTCATCAAAGTAACACTAGAAAACCTCAACAACATTAATATTTATGAACTTTAAAGACCAAATCGACAAGCTGCAGAAACTATTCACTGACGCTTTCATTCTATGGGACGTTGATGTGAAGATGAAGAATATCGATGAAGAAGAATACTCTTGTGCGGTATTCTTTAATGTATGGGGGAATGATATTCTGCTTGAGCTAGAGTATGAACCATATCTGAAAGCCTGGAGATTAACTGACGACGATGCAGTATTTACTGTCAGCTCCTATGAAGAAGTCTGGATGGTTGTTGCTACTCAAATGCAGACAGTCATTTCAGAACAAGAACGCAAAATTGGTAGATTAGAACACATCGTAAAGAACCTAACAAAAGTATGAGCGAAACTATTCAAGACAAATCAAAAGCATTCACCATTGAGTGGGGCTACTATCAACAACTATTGAGTACTATTGAAGAGCTCAGAAAAGACCTAAAGTACTTTGCTGAGGTAGACGACATCAACCATCGCCTTATGGACGATCGTCTTCGATTAAAAGATGAGATTGCAGAATTACGAGGATCGCCTTGCGAACATTGCGGGCATTAGCATGAACTATTACGAAAATATACACCAAAACATAATCGACCACCTTGGTGTGGATGTGGGTAAATCTGCTGGACTGCAGATCGACAACATGCACACAGGTTCTCCTGAGTACCATGTCACAGACCTACACACAGGAGAGGAAAGCAAGTACATAACATACAACGGCGCATACCTTGCAATGGCGGGTATTGTTAAAAGACATAAACTAAACAAACGATGAGTACACCAGTAAAATATCTGATCCAGGCCAAATATAGCGACAACTCAACGTTCGCATATAAAACTTACTTCTACGATTCTTTTGAAAATGCTTGGAAAAAAGCTGAAGAATTAAATGGTATTGGTAATGACGAGCACAGTATACCCTGCACATTCTCGGTAGTAACAGTAACACCTGTAGGTAATGAATGTTTTAATCCTGTGGAACCTTTGGATAATGTAAATCATCCAAAGCACTATAATACAATTGAAGGTATCGAATGTCTTGATGTCGCAGAAAACTTCAACTTCAACCTAGGGAACGCCATTAAATATATCTGGCGCAGCTCTTTCAAGGGCAAACAATTGGAAGACTTAAAAAAGGCTGCGTTCTATGTAAATCGTGAAATAGAAAGACTTAAACATGAGACGAAAAACTGAAGTAATCGCTGAAGATCTATATAACGAAGGTGATAGACTCAATGCTCTGTTGGGTGAGGCAGCGCGACGATTAGATGTACTCAGCAGACTAGAAGCTGCGGGTGCAAAGATATCCACTAAGCTAGAATCCGACGAAGACAGCTTGTCATTAGTAGAGCAAATTACAGAGCTCACTACTGAATGGCAGACCTTAGTATATGCTCAAGGACATCACAAAGATAAGGATTGTCATTGGAGCATAGAAACAAGATGGTCTTATGGAGATTCTCCTAGGTATGTTGTACAGCATTACGGGTACATTAGACCAAACGAGATAAATGTAAAATACAGCACATATCCTGAGGCGGTAAGAGGATTGAAACTAGTGCTTGAAGAAGCCATCAGAGACCTAAAAAATGAGTAGAACTGTTTGTGAGCATTATGTACTGCTTGAGGAAGAATGCAAGCAATGCGAATCCAAGCATAGTGAGTCATACTTACAGATGCTTGAGTGGGAGTTAAAGAGCACCAAGAACATGCTAAACAATAGAGTTAATGAGCTAGATAACGCTAAGGCTGAGATAGCTGATCTACAAAGACGACTAGAAACAATAAAGAATCTGTATGGGAGCCGCGTTTAAAAACATAGAAATAACGAAAGAATTCCTTGATGCGAACAATGACGCGTACTTTGTCTACGGAGACAATGCGCAGCATCAAGGATTGGGTGGTGCCGCCAAACTCAGGCATCACCCTAGGGCTATTGGGTTCGTAACCAAGAAAGCCCCAACACACGAGCAGACAGCATGCTTTAAGGTAGAGGAGTACACAAAGCCATTCTTCGATCAATTAAAGCAATTGGAAACACACATAAAGAACAATCCTAAAGGAATCTTCTATATATCAAAGATTGGTTCTGGGCTTGCCAATAAATATCACATCTGGGAAAAACTAATAAAGCACAACCTGGTTGCAGAACTAGAAAACTACAACAACGTGGTGTTCTGTTGGGAAGAAAAAGAATAATATGCTAAAACCAAAAATATTAATATACGGTATGGATGACTGGTCTCACGCCCGCGTGTATTGGGACCTTGTAAATAACTTAACAGAACATTTTACAATAGATTATATCAGTTGGTATCGCTCAGGGTATGATCTGGATTGGAGAGGACTAGCTTCAATTTATTCAGCTATTCTAATAGACATGAATAGTGTGCTGGAACATTTAGATACAATGTTTTTACCTTGCGAAGTTCGAGAGAAGATTTTATTGATCAACCATGGACCTCAGCAAGTAGCGGATTATACTTTTAAAAGTAAGTCTACCAGGCTACAGATCTATACAGATAAAAAATTACTGGAACAAGATTTAAATTTATTTAAATTAATCGCCTGTGTATCTCCGAACACGATACATTCAGTTAAAAAAGAAACACCATTATTAGCAAGTAAACTGAGGTTGACCAATTTGGGTGTAAATGAAAATAATTTTCCCAAGTCGACATTCGTCAGGAAAAAGCTAAACAGCCTCGGTTATTTTACACATTTTGATAGCACAAAAAACCAAGGAATGGATACAAAACGCGGTTTTTTGGCGCGCATAGTTGCACAGAATTCAGGCGTCCCAATGCATTTAATAAATAATGTTAATTTTAAATTTATGGATTTGTGGTACAAACAAATTGACGTATATTTAATGACATCCATTTATGAGTCTGGTCCTCTACCTTTATTAGAGGCTGGTGTGTGCGGTATTCCAATCATAGCCAGTCCGGCAGGGCTAGCTCCACAATTTTTAAGTAATGGTGGAGGTGTGTTGACTGAGACGTTTGACGTGGACGAGTATGTTAAAACGGCTGTAAATACTATCGCGTTTTGGCAAGAAAACCCTACGCAATTAGAAGCCGAATCAATACGTATTAGAGAAAATACTCTAGAGTATTTCACTTGGAGTAAAGTTAAACAACAATGGATTGATGTTATAAAGGAATTTATAGCTTAGATTAAATAACACTATGTCTAAATTAGCAACAATAGCAAAAATACTAGCGCTAGAAGCTATTCCTGACGCAGACCGTATTGAGCGAGCCGCAGTGCTTGGCTGGTCGGTGGTAGTAAGAAAAGGCTTACATAAGGTAGGTGATCTGGTTGTGATGATATTCCCAGATACGCTAGTACCTAAACAATACCTAGACCCGACTTACGAGGGAGATGAAAAGGTTCGGCTTAAGACTATAAAGATGAAGGGGCAGTACAGTGCGGGTCTGGTATTGCCTGTTAGTGAGGTATACGCTGCTGCACAGCGAAAAGATCTTCCTTCTAAGGTTTGGAATGAAGGTGATGACGTAACTGAATTGTTGGGTGTAGAAAAGTATGAAACACCTATCCCTGCAAGTATCGGTGGAGATGCGCTGGGAGTATTTCCCACGGCGCTCGTAAGCAAGACAGATGAAGATAATTACAGGACTAACCCTCAAGCAATCGAAGAACTGGGTGAAGAGCGATTCAAAGACGCTTCGTTTGTAGCTACACTAAAGTGTGACGGTAGCAGCGGGACATTCTTTCTTAAAGAAGGATTGTTTCGTGTATGTAGTCGTAACCTAGAGCTACGTGAAACTGAAGGTAATGCTTTCTGGCAGGTGGCACGAAAGTACAGACTAGAGGAAGTTATGCGTGAGCAAGACGTAGAATATGCTATTCAAGGCGAGGTGTGTGGTCCTGGAATACAAGGAAATCCTATGAAGCTTAAATCGCTTTCATTATTTGTATTCCTGATCAAAGATCTAACCTCAGACAAATGGCTGCCATGGGAAGACACTGTAGAGTTCTGCAATACGCACAGTATTCCTCTTGTGGAAGAACTATTCAAGATAGCTCACTATCACGATCTGCCCAGATGGGATGAGCTACAAGCAATTGCAAACAACACTAAATATGATAACGGTAAAACAAACGCAGAAGGCTTGGTGTTGCGCACAACCACACCAATACACTCAAAAGTACTAGGTAAAGCCTGGTGGAGTCTGAAGATCATGAACGAACCCTACGACGTAAAGAAATAAATATGGAAGCAACACAAAAAACAAATATCTCGCTATATAAAGAAGAAGACTGCGCAGGTCGCTCACCTAAGATGTGCACAGTGCCTGTTTGGGGAGTTACGGCCTTGCTTGGCGTCATAGCAGCTTATTCATTAGCAACCATACCAGTGATGTGGGCACAGAATAAGCTGATTATGCGAATGCAAAAAATGGAGCTAATCATGGTGGACGCAAAGATAGCGACCTATAAAGATGACGGTAAATTTGTGGTGCTGTGGAAAGGTTCACACGCCATGGACAGTCAGCTAAAAACAGAACATGAGTGAAGAATCAAAAGATACACTTGCACTGATTGCCGGCTGCATGCTGGCTGGTTGGTTAATTTGGGTTAGACAATACAATGAAAAAACTATATAAAGCAACATTTCATGCAGTCATCTATGCAACTGAAGAAAAGGCATGGGAGGTGGCCGATAACATGGAAACTAACTGTTTGATGCTGGATAGAGTTGATATTCCAGAAATCACTACAGCTGAGGAAGTGCCACGCGGTTGGGTTTGCGCGGATAATTATCCTGCGACTGCTTGTGCTCGTGTCGGTTGGTCTCAAGGAGAGTTACATGACAGTACCATCAAAGAACTTCTGGAACCAGTGACTTCAGCAGAAAGTATTCTAGAGCTTAAAAACGAAATAGCTGAACTGAAGAAAACAGTAGAGGCACTAGCTAAAAAGATTAAAAGGTAAAATGAAAAAGAAGCTGTTTCTTAAAAAAGATCCAGAGTATCTAACAGTACTCACAGATGAAATGAAAGAGGATGTATCTCGCATTCGAGGTATACTAGATGTTCATGGCTATGAAGCAGCTGAAGCTACAATAGTCAAAGCATGGGAAAAAGCGTCAGACGATCGTCTTTGTATGAGCTGGCTACCCACAGATCATATGACAGCAGATCTTGTATTCAAAGCCATAATGGATTATCTAACAGAATGAATAATATATTCTTCACAAAGAAAGGTTGCACAGAGAAAGCTAAGGTAGACCGCATCTGGCCGACAAAGTATTTTAGTACTACGCCAAGGGAGTTCTTCAGGGATGCTGGATTGACTGACTTGTTCGTAATTATAGATCCTGTGCTGAAGAACAAGAGCTATTTCCTGTTTAATATAACTGTACAGTCCGCCGCAAACTTAAAATTTGATCAGTTTGGCGGTGGACATGTATACGCGAGCTCACCCACCTTGATCAGTGCACACTACGAAGCTAAACGGCTAGGGCTGCAATCCTGGACAGGTCATAGAGAATTCAAAGTTACTCAACAAGAGTACTGGCACACATTGCACGACGCGCTAGAGCTCGTGCGTGAGGCTATCGTAAAATGCGATAAGTACTTCCCCAAACAAACATAAATAATGAAACACCTATTAGTAAGCGCTATCATAACTCCAGATGGTACCAGGTTGGAGTCAACGCACAGACATGATTACCAAGAGCATGAAGATGCTAACGGCGAAACATACATGCTGGACGGAGGAACAAGCTATATAAGACGCAGCCTAAATCAGATTCCCGCAAAAGATGCTTCAGTATACTCAGACGCTCCACACGAAACTATTCGTGAGGTGTTTCGCTGGGGTACAAGAGGCCCTGATGGGTTGAGTCCTTTGCAATGGAAGATTTTATCCGCACTTGAAGATGATCACATCGAGGCGATCCTAGAAACACAGCGACAACTAGCATCGCACATCATAAAAGTATTTAAAGACGAACAAGAATTCAGAAAAAATGAACTTACCAAAACTCTATAAACGTACCGTAACCGGAGCAACTCAAGAATGGCAGATCTTTTTCGCAGATGGCGAATACTATACTGTCAGCGGTCAAACAGACGGCAAGAAAATTACTAATGCTCCTACGGTCTGTAAAGGCAAGAATCTAGGCAAAAAGAACGAGACAACTAACGAACAGCAAGCAGAGCTTGAAGCAAAGGCTAAGTGGCAAAAGAAAGTTGACGAGGGCTACACTGCTGACGTAGACGCTGCTATATTTGGTGCAGCTCCGTTGAGATATAATCCTATGCTTGCTAAAGACTACGAGGACTATGCAGACAAGTTAACCTTCCCTGTATATAGTCAGCCAAAGCTTGACGGTCTACGGTGCATCATTACCAGGCAGGGAGCATTCAGTAGGCAGTGGAAGCCTTTTGTTACATTAGATTATGTGCAAAAAACTCTTGAGTCTGTGTTCGTTGCTAACCCTGGACTGATTGCATTCGACGGCGAAATGTATTCTCACAAGCTCAAAGATCGCTTTGAGGAAATCGTAAGCATTGTAAAGCAACCCAAGGCTTCAGCTGAAGATCTGGAAAAGTGTAAAAACAATATTCAGTATCATGTGTACGACGCTGTGTTTGAGGAAGCCCATAGCTTTAGTGCGCGTATAAACGCAGTAACTATGCTACTGCGTGAATTGGACAGCCCATATATCAAGCTTGTGGAAACAGACCGCATCCGAAATCAAGACGATCTTGATGCGATGTATCAGCAGTATATGCAAGAAGGCTATGAGGGTCAAATGATTCGCACACCTATGTCATTGTATCAGCATAATCGAACCAAAGATCTATTAAAGCGTAAGGATTTCCACGACGCTGAGTACGAGATCATAGGCTATAAAGAAGGCAAAGGCAGTCGTGAAGGCTGTATTATATTGCGGCTCGGTATGGCTGACGGCACTGAATTTGATTCTGTGCCTGTTGGCGGTGTAGAATATCTGCAAAGATTGTGGCTTCGTCGAGAAGACCTGCTGGGCTTGCGGGCAACTGTCAAGTACCAGAACCTCAGCAATGACGGCATTCCAAGGTTTAACAACACAGTAAAAATCAGAAATCATAAACTAGAGGAAATGGTATTCTAATGAATTCATTGAGAGAAAAGATAGATAACTGGGTGGGCGAATTCTATCCAGACTCTGAAATACTAATAGCTGATGGATTTGAGGAAGCTTTTGTGGGAGTAGCTGTTCAGTTTGATAAACCCTTAGCAATATTTGATCGACAAAAGTGTATCGAAATACTTATGCGTGACATGAGTGAAGATGAAGCATATGAGTATTTTGAGTTCAACGTCAGTGGAGCATATGTTGGTGAAAACACACCGGCGTTCATGGAGTTCTTTAAACCTGAGACAAATCAATAAATAAAATTATGAAGAAAATTACACTAGAAGAAGCATATAGCGAATTGTTAGAAAACTGCACAGCAATCGTCTGGGGAGAAGATGGCTGTGTATCATATCCAGGTCTTTATGATTTGGACGGAGATGAAGATAACTGTTTCCTTGAATTGAGTTGCGGGGAAGATGGGCCATCATTGCAATTCTTTGAAGGTAATAATGAAATGGTTATTATCGACGGCCATAGGATGCTGTTGATTGATGGTGATAATGAAACTCAAGAGCTTGTTCTTCTTGATTCTAAGGATCTGGAAGAACCGTTCGTAAACCGACTTGAAGACCTTGAAGAATAAACTTAAAGTGTTGGTGTTACGTGGGTTACCCGCCAGCGGAAAATCGACGTTTGCAAAAGACTTTGTTGATCGAAACCCTGGATGGTTGAGGATAAACAAAGACGATCTCAGGGCAATGCTCCACAACGGTAAGTGGAGTAAAGATAATGAAAAGCAGGTATTGCTCATGCGCGACAGCATGATTATCGGAGCCTTGAGTAGAGGATACTGTGTAGTTGTTGATGATACGAACTTCGCTAGTCAGCACATTACAAATATTCAACTCATCGCCGAGGATTATAAAGCAGACTTCGAGGTAAAGGACTTTGATGTTCCTCTTGAAGAATGCTTGAAGCGTAACAGTGAACGTATGCCCAGGGTGCCAGATAAAGTCATTCTGGACATGTATAACAAGTATGTATTACCTAACAAACCTAAAGTTGAAAATAACAAAGATCTACCACCGTGTATTGTATGCGATCTTGACGGCACGCTCGCAATTCATGTAGATCGTGGTCCGTTCGAGTTCGAGAAATGCTACTCTGACGAGGTAAATGAGAGTGTGCTGGGCTGTATAGACGCAATGACTAAACGAGGATTCAAGTTAATCTTCGTCAGTGGTCGTCAAGATAGTTGTCGAGACGAGACAGTGCGTTGGTTGAACGATAAGTGTTGGCTTAGCTCTGGGTACATATTGTACATGCGAGCTACAGGCGACAACAGAAAAGATAGCATAGTGAAGGAAGAGATCTATAAGAACGATATTCTTCCTGAGTACTATGTGGAGTTTGTGCTAGACGACAGGCAACAGGTCGTCGATGCATTGCGCGAAATGGGATTACAAGTATGGCAAGTTGCACGCGGAGATTTTTAAAATATGAATAAATTTACTGAAGAACAAATTGAAAAGATCAAAAGCACGCATGCAGAGGTATGCGATCTACAAAAAACGCAAGACAAGTTGTTTGAGAAACTAATCAAAGACCTGGAATTTGAGGACTACTCTAATGCTTGGCAGGAGGATTCCGATTGCTATATATTCAAAGATGATAATCCTGCCAATTGGTTGTTTGATACAATTTTCAATACGGCTAGCGATGAACTAGATGATTCCATTAAAACCATGGAAAAGCACTGGGGAATGTACGACCAACGCGATTAGCATTATTAAAGTTTAACTGTAGTCTTGCTGCGGCTCCTTAAAACTAGGGAGCCGCAGTGTTTTCAAGCAAGTAACCATAACAATAAATTATATGAAACAATTCATGTACTTACTCGACAATGGTTTCGTCGTAAGAGAAAGAGAGATCGGTGGTGAGATGTGCTATCTTGTATTTCCATCTTCTTTGGGTGTTAAATGGACCAAAAATAATTTGATATACAGAAGCAGTATCTGGACCGCAGATATGAAACCTGTGTCGCTAGGATTCAAGAAATTCTTTAATCTTGGGGAAGCGCCTGAACTTGTAAGAGACCCTCGAAGCAGCGATATATTGCTTGGCGGATCTGTGGTAGAGAAGATCGACGGTTCTTGTCTCATCGTAAGTAGGTTTAAGGGGCAGTTGATTTGCAGGACCAGAGGCACCTTCGATGCGAGGGAAAAGCCTACAGGAAATGAGCTAGACTATCTGGAAAAGAAGTATCCAAAAGCTTTCCAAAACGACGATCTGGAAAGCGAGCAATACAGTTACATATACGAGTGGACGACTAGATCAAATCGTATTGTTGTGGATTATGGTGAGGAGCCAAACATACGACTAATCGCTCGAATCTCCCATCAAGACTATCGCTACTCTTATCAAACCGTACTGGATGGGATAGCTCAGGATATTGCTGTAAGTAGGCCGTACAGGTTGCTAGCTACTGGTGTGAGTATGATAAAGACTCAACTAGAAAAGATGCGTCTCAGTGAAGGATACTGTGTGTACTTCAACGATGATCAGGACATCAAGAAAATGAAATGCGACTGGTATCTGAAAGCTCACAAATTCAGGAGCAACTGTTCATTACCATACATACTAGATTTATTTCTAGAGCAAGATTGTCCAGATATAACCTCATTTGTCAAAGCTCTTGAAAAAGAGTATGACTTTGAGTGTGCTCCTGAAGTTAAATCGTATGCCTCGATAATATGTAGAGCCTATACAGATGTGCAAGTAATCATACTTAGAGTCAAAGACTTCACAGGAACGCTAGACGGCAAAAACAACAGAAAGACTGCGGCAGAGGCTATATTAGCAGAATACAAGGACTCAGGATTAACAGGTGTAGCGTTTAATTGCTTGGACGGAAGAGAAACAACAAAACATCAACTCAAACAATTGATGCTTCAACAACTATGAGCGTAGACGATAAATCAGTATTACTAATCACTTT